AAAGAAGAGTACGGTGATGGCTCAAAAGGGTGGCACGTTGAGCGAGGTGCTCCAGTGAAGCCAACAGGAGGGCGCATCCTTACCATTGAGTGCAGAAGATATGAGCAAGACAATGCAAGAAAAACCGTCAAGAGTATCGACTCAATGAAATTTCCTTTGTAATTTAGTGCCGTATTCATAATACGTTGTTTTGGGGGAGCTTTCGGGCTCCCTTTTTTTTTATATTTGTACTACTTTAGTAATTCCAAAACAAAGTAAATCTGATTTGATTGCCCCATTCTATACGGATGGGGTTTTTTTGTTTGTTATAGTATGCATAATCGGGTATAAATCGACTAAATGCATAATATATTGCACCTTTTTGGGTACAAAATAAGGGTAAAACCTGACGAAAGTTGTCACAAAATCAGGGTAAAACCTTACGATCTAAAAATAAATGTGAAAAAAAATAAAAAATTTGTTTAGAAAAGTTTGCAGATATGCAAAAGACATATATCTTTGTAGGGTCAATGAGGCACAAAACAAAACAAAAGATATGAAAACTTTAGTAACTGAAATCGAAAACTTACACACAGGCAAAGTAGAAATAAGCAAGTCTTATGTCTTAGGTGTAAACACAAAAGAGCAAGAACAAGCGCACTTGCAAACATTAGCAAAGCAGATGTCTAAGATGCACTTGACAACTGACTACAAACTTTCACGAGTATATTTTATCTAATCACAAAAACAATTTATTATGAACAAAGAACAAATTTTAGAGCTCATCCGCAGCAAAGAACAAGAGCTATATGCGAACTTGCAAGAATGCAAAAGCATCTACGGCTCAGAGAACAACCACACCCGCTATGCCGCTGGTGCTTGGGGGTCAATTTTTGAATTACTACAAACAATCGAAGAATATGAAAACAATTAAGAACCTAAATCAAGACCAACGTGAGATACTTGGTGGCGCAGCTGTGATGGTTGCGGGAATCGCATTCCTATTCTGGCTGACTACAACCGTATCAAGACCGGTGATGGACCATCCAAGCATCGACCAACAAATATATCATGAGAAGAGCTATGAGCTGCCAGCTTCTTTTGATAAGTACGTCAACCATGTGTACAACGATAAATACAATAACCAATGATTGATATCGATATCCGTGACCACCAGTGCATCAAGATATTTGGCGAAGCTGCCGTTGATTTATTCGTTGAATTCGAAGATGTGGGTGATACCGAGACCAATGGCACAACCATGGCAACCTATACCATCAGAGTTGGTGACTCTTATGGAGATTACAAAATAACAGAAAAATACTATTATGAAAAACTTACTATCAAACAAACAAAAGAATGCGATGACTACCTCGCCAAGCTGTACGAGCAATGCTATTTCGAGCAAGCCTATGTCGAAGCCATCAACGAGGATGAGCTTGATTGGTTCGTTTAACCACTACCAGGTCAACCGATTCTGGACATCATTCAACCACGATCTGTACCACAGAATTTGTGAAATCAAAATGACAGAGATATGAGCCCTAAAGAAAAAGCAAAAGAGTTAGTAGATAAATTCATTGAACACACCATGGATTGGGATATATTAGATGGATATGTTGATGACATGATCAGGGCTAAGCAATGCGCATTGATTGCAGTTCATGAGATTTTACAAATAACCGCTCGCGATAATTATTGGAGAAATGTTAAACAAGAAATTGAAAAGCTATGAGATTCAAACTAACATACCACATCGGGCTCGCAGTCGTTCAAGAGTGGATATTCACCAGCAAGTCATTGGCCTACTGGAAGAAGATGGACCTAATAGAGACGGGTCGCTATAATGATGGTAAATTCAAAGTGACACCGCTATGACAAGAGAACAAAAACTACTCGCACTATGTGGAGTGCTGCCAGTGCTCGGTGACTTTATCGAGGACTTCAACGATCAAGGTGTATTCAAGCGAGTCATCAAGCAGAAGGCAAATATGCTGCTTCAAGAGATTCAGCGAGCAGATGCAGCCATCCTGGAAGGTGGCAACATGGATATCTTCCAACAACAAATAGAAATACAACAATCATTCCGCCAATGGGTGGAGCAAAACTTCTAATCATGAACAAAACAATGCAAGAGATTCTCAGTGAAGTGAATCAAGAAATCGTAAAAAATGAACTATACTTCATTCCTGGTGCCGACAACCGTGCACGTCACAAGGTATATCAGCGATTCTATCTATTCTCATTCCTTCGCTCTCATCGACTAACGATGGAGGAGATAGCCAAGATATTCGGAATGGACCATTCAACGGTTGTGTATGGCTTAAAACAAGCGGGTGTAATGAAGAGAGACCGCCTATTCCTTCGCATGACCGATGAGCTACGTCAGAAATTCGAGCAATACACAGCCATGAACTATGTGGTTGACCGAAATATCATGCTCGATGTGCTCCAGTGCGAGTCATTTTGGGAGATGAGAAAGCTCCAGGATGACATCAAAAAAGGGGTGTATGGCGTGACGCAATGACGCAAAATGACGCTACGCCTTTACTGCCCATATTAACAGATTGCAGTTTTCACTCAAGAGTCAAAAAAAAAATCAAGCGTCAGCGTCACGAAATAGGTCAAAATACAGATATTCAATAATTTAGCATTTTTCACATCGTCACGTTTTGTCATTTAGCGTCACGTTTATAAACAAAACACAAGTAATTTTTAACAAATGCAACCATTTCAGCACTCATTCGTTATATTTGTACAGGTCTCCTTCGACATTATAAGACCATAAGGTATTATTAAGCCATTTTAATGAAACAGAGGTCGAAGGCTGTGGACTTAAGATGGCTTTTTTATTTTAAGACTTCGACAAATGAAAAAAATCTGGAAACCAATTCCCGAATTTACATCCTATTTTGTGAGTAGAGATGGGAGAGTATTATCTCTACAAGGAAATGAACCTATAATCTTAAAACAACAAACGAGATTAAAAGGATATAAATTTTTGGATTTGAGAGAAAATGGAAAATCAATTAAAATTGATGTCCATCGTTTAGTGTTAATGGCTTTTGTTGGTATGCCTGAAAAAGGAATGGAATGTGACCACATTAATGGAATAAGGGACGACAACCGTATTGAGAATTTGAGATGGGTCACCAAGATAGAAAATGAAGCCAATAAAAAAAGATTAAAAAAGATTAGAATCAAAAACAAATTTAAAATGAAACAACCTTTATGAAAGTATCAATCTTTAAATCCCTATTTAACATCAAAGAGACCCCTTTTGAACTGTCCATTCAAGAGGTATACAACCGCATCAGACTCGGCAACCCCGAGCTCATCAAAAAAGTGACAACAATACGATCACTTGAGAAGGCAGACCCCGAGCATGACCGCCTCAAGTCTTCACTCAATGCCATCATGTTCAATGGTACCTTCACCGAGCGCAATGACAGCAGTCTTGTCGAGCATTCTGGTCTGTGCATCCTGGACTTCGACCAATATCCCACCAAGAAGCTGATGATGGAGGAACGCAAGCGGCTGATTGCTGACCCCTATGTGATGATGGTGTTCACCTCGCCATCTGGGAATGGGCTGAAAGCTGTCATCCGAATCCCGAAATCAGACAAGGTCGAGCACAAGCGCAGATTCACTGCATTCGGCAAGTACTTCGACAGCGAATACTTCGATACAAAGAACAGCAACGTCAGTCGGGTGTGCTTCGAATCATACGACCCCGACATCTACTTCAATGAGTTCTGCCAAGTGTTTGAAGGCATAGAGCAAGACCAAGGCTTCAGCTACACCGAGCGCACTCCCATCTGCATCCTATCCGATGAGGACAAAATCATCAACCTCATTGAGCGATTCGACCATGGCTGTCAATTCGTGGAAGGCAGTCGCAATGAATTCGTGTTCAAATTGGCAGCAGTGCTGTGCGAGTATGGCATCTCAAAGGATACGGCAGAACAGTACATATACACCAGATATGCTCAAGGCACCAGCTTCAGTGAGCAAGAGATGGTCACAACCGTGCGCTCGGCATACAAGAAAGCATCCTATGGCATCAAGTACTTCGAAGACAAGGATACCTTTCAGAAGGTACGTCAGAAGCTCAAGAGCGGCATTACTGATGATGACATCAAGAAGCAGCTGAACGTGCGAGAGGATGTCATTGAGGACATCAAAAAAGAGATTCAAACAGGTGATGATATCTTTTGGTCGGTCAATGAGAAAGGTGGTATCACCATTCAGCCATCCAATTACGCTGAGTTCCTGGTAAAGAACGGATTCAATAAGTACTATCCTGAGAATGCTGAGAAACCAACCTTTGTGAGAGTCAAAGAGAACAAGGTCCGAATATCATCAGCCGAGCAAATCAAGGACTTTGTGCTGAACTATCTGCAAGGAAAGGGTGAGATGGATGTCTGGAACTACTGCTCACGCAATGCATTCCTATTCAATGAGAACTTCATCAATATGATTGACAGCATCAATATACTGATGCTTCAGGACTCAAAGGATGCATCATACATCCCATTCAAGAATGGTGTGGCTAAGATATCCAAGAGCAAAGTGGAGCTCAAGAGCTACATCGATGTCGATGGCTACATTTGGGAGAACCAAATAATCGAGCGAGATTTCACTCTACTGGATGAGTGCGTCAATGACTTTCAAGATTTCGTCAGCAAGGTATCAGCAGATGACAGCGGCAGAGTGGATGCCCTTGAGACAACACTTGGCTACTTGATGCACACCTTCAAAGACAAGACAGACCAGAAAGCAATCATCTTCAATGACCAAGAAATCGATGACAACCCAAATGGTGGGTCAGGCAAGTCACTCATGCTGGCAGCACTCGGTAATCTGCGCAGAGTGGTCAAGATAGATGGCAAGAGCTTCAACCCATCAAAGTCTGATTTCGTTTATCAGCGAGTAAACCTGGACACGCAGATACTTGCATTCGATGACGTGCGCAAAGCATTCGACTTCGAGCAGCTATTCAGCCTCATCACTGAGGGTATCACCGTCAACCGCAAAAACAAAGACGAGATATTCATCCCATTCAACCGCTCACCCAAGATTGTCATCACAACCAACTATGTCATCAGTGGTGCTGGCTCTTCTCATGATCGCAGAAGGCACGAGCTGGAGTTCTATCAGTACTTCCATAGCAAGCGCAGCCCATTAGATGAGTATGGTCGCCTATTATTCGACTCATGGACCGATGAGGATTGGTTGAAATTCGATAACTACATGGTCAAAAATCTACAAAAGTACCTGACAAATGGATTGATGAAAGCCATCAGTATCAACGCAGATGCCAAGCGACTCATCCAAGCAACGTGCAAGGACTTCTTTGACTGGGCTGAAGAAGGCAATCTCGCTCTCGATGTGTACTATTACAACGGCACCAAGATTCAGGAATTCACCTCCGAATTCACCTCATTCAAGGAGCTCGAGCCACGCAGATTCCTCAAATGGGTGCAGTCGTATGCTGACTATAAGGGCTACAATCTCAACAAAGGCCGCAATCACAACGGCAGATACTTCATTCTCGATTCGGGAACTCCCAAACCGACTCAAGAAGCTGATGACATTTGGGATGAACTTAATGAACAAGCGAAAAAATGAAAGCAACAAAAGAACAATTAACTAATGCAGTTGCCTTGTTGGGTATGTTAGAAGTAATACTGCTACCAAGCCAAGCGACTCATATCTATCTACCTGGTCTACAATTATTGTATCAAGCAGTGGGTGAAATTGAAATTGATGACCAAATAAATGATGAACAATGACACGACAACACAGAGCAATGCTCAAAGACCTCCAGCTCAAGTACAAAATGGAAAAGTATCCAACCATTCCACCGCACCTGATTGCCCTGGACCAATGGAATGACAACGGAGCCAATGCACTGACCAAGTCAATCATCGCATTCCTTCAGTTCAGCGGATGCCAAGCGGAGCGAATCAATACGATGGGAGTCTATCGCAAGAAATACCGCACAGATGGAGTTGCCATCGGTGGGCAGTGGACCAAGGGTACCGGCACACCAGGCTCGGCAGATATATCAGCCACGATCAAGGGGAGGTCTGTCAAGATAGAGGTCAAGTATGGCAAAGATAGGCAGTCAGATGCGCAGAAAGCATACCAGAAAGCAATCGAAGAAGCTGGTGGTGTGTACGTTATTGCACGAGATTTTGAAGGATTCTTGAAATTTTATGAGCAATTTTGCGAATCAATCAAATAAATGAGTATATTTACAATTCAAAACAACAAAAAAACGATTATGAGTACAAAGAAAGCGGAGGCTACACTCGCAGAGCCAATGAACATTTGGCAAAAATTACACGCTGCCAAGCAGCAAATCGGAAAGGTTGCTAAGAATGCAACGAATCCACATTTTAAAAAGAGCTATGCTGACATCAATGCGCTGCTCACAACAGTGGAGCCTATACTCCACGAGCATGGACTGCTACTTTTGCAGCCAGTGGTGGGCAATGATGTGGTGACTCGTATCATCGACATCGATTCTGGTGAGGTCATCGAGTCATTCATGAGCCTTCCAGTCATCACAGACCCACAAAAGGTGCTCGCTGCCGTCACTTACTTCCGTAGAGGTACATTGCAGTCACTGCTCTCACTTCAAGCCGTTGACGATGATGGCAATGGTGCAGCAGATTCACAGAAAGGAAAGCCAACGATCAATGCAGAGAGATTCAAATCAGCACTTGAAGCAATCGAAGCTGGGAAGTATACAGCAGAGCAGTTGAATTCCAACTATGCACTCACTGAAGTACAACTCAAAGCTCTCGCACTATGAAATGGCATCCATCGCAAATCGGTAAGCTGATGACCAATGGCAGAGCCAAGGACAGCATGGGAGAAACAGCCAAGAGCTACATCAAGCAGTGTGCAAAGGAGGATTTCTACAACTACACCACAGAACTAAACAACAAATATATCTGGAAGGGTAGAGAGCAAGAGCTGGAGTCAATCAATCTGCTCAACTCTGTGCGATTCACACAGTACACAAAGAATGAAGTGACCATTGAGAATGAATATCTCATCGGTACGGCTGACATCGTAACAGAGGACCGCATCATCGATGTCAAAACATCGTGGTCCTTGGATACTTTTCCGGCACTTGTGGAAGATGCAGTAAATCCACTCTATGAATGGCAGCTGCGTGCTTACATGATGCTATATGACAAGCCATGTGCTGAGCTCATATACTGCATGATCACCACTTGGGATGAGTTCCTAAACGAATACGAGAATCTTCAGCTGCACAGAGTCGACCACATCAATCCTGAGAAGCGCATCACAGCTCTCTGGTACGACAGAGATGAGGACATCGAGGCTAAGATGGTTGCTCGCCTTAAAGAAGCATCCGATCTATATAATGAATATTATGAACAATTAAACAATAAGTAAAATGAAAAAATCAGACCACATTGTACATTTTCTTTCAATTGCATTCGTATGTGCTGCAATTTTTGGAGAACTTAGATGCGTTTACAAAGCAGTTACTTGCAATTGGGAACCAATCGGAAAGGCCGAAGTAATATACACAATCAGCGCATTGACTGGAGTCGGTGTTATAACTGGTTACGTTAATATAAACGATAAATAACAAATAAAAATGGAAGAGCTAAAAGCAAAGGGCACCATTCACCTACTCGGTGAAGCCAGACAAGTGAGTGAGAAAATGAACATCAGAGAGTTCGTGCTCAGCATCGGTGACAAGTATCCGCAGCTGGTACAATTTCAAGCTGTCAATGAGCGAGTGAGATTCCTGGATGGAGCCAAAGTCGGTCAAGAATGTGAGGTCAAGTTTGACCTTCGAGGCAGAGAGTACAATGGCAAGTATTATGTCAGCCTCAATGCTTGGGATATTCGCATCGCAACACCAGCAGCACCATCAAAACCAATCACAGATGAAATCGATGACGATTTACCTTTCTGATGGCGAGAACATTCGGGACTTCATCCACAAAGAGTTGAGGTCCCGACTCTCGACTCGCTACAAAATGACACATTTGGCTGAGGATATGAATCTCAACTACTACACTGTCAACCGATTTATGAGAGGTCATGGGGTGGGCGATGAGTTCTACATCCAAGCATTCAACTTTCTAATGAAATGAAGTACTTTATCGCATACATAGGCACCAGGAATGAAAACCTCGACAACTTGGTTGCAAGGGTGCACGACTTATTCAACATGATGCCAGGTGTCAACACTTGCATCGTGCTCACCTTCTCTGATGAAATACATATTTCTGAAGTGACACCTGAGGAATTCTATGAACAATGGGCAAGTTTAAACTAATGGAACAGCAAATACAAGACCCAATCGTGCTCAAGGTGCTGGCAAAGTATTATGAGCGCAGCCAGCTCGGAATTGAGAAATATGGGCGCACTTTAGATCGTGATGACTTGAGCTTAACCGATTGGCTGAATCATCTCCAGGAGGAGCTGATGGATGCCACGCTCTACATTGAGAAGCTCAAAGCAGATGTCAAGTTTATTGAGCAAAAAACTCGACAAGATACTATCATTGATTTGATGAATAGCGAGTACGATGAGATGCTCAAAGCGGATTTGAAGCAAGATATACCACCACCGCCACCTGATAGAAAAATATGGAGATAAAGACGGAACAAAACGAACAAGGATAAGGTGTAAAAATTGCCACATAAGTTAAATCAAAATGTAAACTAAACAACAATAAAATGAAAACAGCAGTAGAATGGCTAATTAATGAAATGCCAGTAATAGATTGGCAAGACCCTTATTGGAAAATTAAATTAGAAAAAGCCAAAGAAATGGAGTATAAGCAAATAATAGATGCAAGAGCAATAACTAAAACAGGTTATGAAATTGCTGAAGCGGAGGAATACTATTTTGAAAACTACGGAAAACTATAACCTTGTAAAATGAAACCCGACAAAGAATACCTCGCAGCACTGTGCACCATGATACTCGTGACCGCTGTGGTCATCATATTGATTATTAAAGTTATCTTTACAACATGGAACTGATTCTATCATATCTCGCACTCGGGTGGCTGATTGCCAACTTCGAGCCTCTGCACTGGGTCATTGACCTACTATTCATCAAAGTTATCCCAAGCTCAAAGCTCGGTGATTACATTCATGCTGGCTTTGGTTGTTGGAAATGTACCTCATTTTGGACTGCTTTGGCACTTTCTGGCAATATATATACGGCAGCAATCACAGCGATGGTCGCCTATATTATAAGCGAATGGATAGAGAGCAAATAGATTTCATCATAGCAGTCAAAGCAATGGATGACGCAGAGCGATACAGCAAGAGAACGCTGAACGTGCTCAAGCGCATCAAGGTCTCAGAGACCGGACAACCTGATCGTGAATGTTTCTGCTCTCAGCTGAGGCGAAAAATCTGGTACAAGGAATTCATCAACTGGTATGAAGGCAACTCTTGACCGCTACATATCAACTCACTACGAGGAGCTGCATAGATACACCAGGTACTTCTGCTCCAAGTACAATCCACATCTCACAATCGATACGGTCATATCCAACGCATACCTTCACTGCATCGAAATCAATGACAATACAGAGGATGTCGGCAAGGTCAAGAGCTATATCCTCAACTCAATCAAACGCCAGGTCATTTGGAAGAACGTCGACACCTACAAAGATGAGCGAATCCTGGCATCAGAAATCTCAGTTCCTGACACTTTCGATGATGGTGAAGACCTCAGCTACAAAATCGCAATCGAACAGCAGTACCAGGGATGGAAGTCATCAGTCGACATCTACCGAGATGGGCTGACAGACAACGTCAAGATTGCAGTAGCCAAGGCCTACTTCGATAAAGGCCTCACGACAGCACGATCAATGGCCGAGTACTTCAACATCCCAGTCACCTCAGCGCACTACCTAATCGCAGACATAAAAAATACACTTAAAACCATACACTATGAGAATAAAAGATGAATACAAGGGCAAGACTATTATCAAAAAGACCACGCTCGGAAACATGACAGTCGTTGTTGACAATATAGATGTCAGCAGATATCGTCACTATGTGTCCATAGGATTCGGCTATCTGTTCGAACAGGAGAACGTCAGCACAACTGCACCAGAAGTCTGCATCAGATATGAAGGCATCGAGGCAGATGAGCAGACTGAAGCTCCAGCAGCAGAACCAAAACCAAAACGCAAAAGGAAAACCAATGCCAAAGCCAACACCAAACGAAACCAAGGATGATTTTCTCAATCGCTGCATGGGCGATGAGAAAGCACTCAATGACTTCCCTGAGAATGACCAGCGATTTGCTGTGTGCAATTCCCTGTGGGATGAGTCAAGAATGACAGCACTCTCAAAATATATGGAAGCATTCGCAGAGAAGACATACTCCGACTATCCCGACTCAGTGCGCAACAACGCACGCAGAGGCATCGAACTCAACAAAGAGCTCGGTAACAAGTGCGCCACACAAGTCGGAAAGGTCAGAGGGCAGCAGCTCGCAAATAAAGAGCCCATTTCAGTGGATACCATCAAGAGGATGTATTCATACCTATCAAGGGCAGAACCTACATTCGAGGATTCAGCACCTGAGGACTGCGGATACGTTTCATTCCTTCTGTGGGGTGGCAAGACTGGACTCGATTGGGCAGAAAGTAAACTAAAAGGATTAGGATTGATATGAAAACTGGAAGACCACGCAACTTCGAAGAGCCAGAAGACCTATATCAGCTATTTGTTGAGTACAAAAAGCACGTTAAACAGAATCCACGCTATTCCTATGCCCTTTCAAATAAGACAGGGAAGGCTGAACCGATTCCACTTGAGGTACCGCTCACAATGAGTGGCTTCAGAGTATTCTGTCATGATAAGGGACTTGTCGTGAATGATTACTTCGCCAATACGGATGGGAGATATTCAACGTTTACTACAATCTGTACGCATATAAGCGATGAAATCAGAGACGACCAAATCAAGGGCGGTATGGTTGGGCAGTTCAATGCATCCATCACTCAGCGACTGAATGGTCTGACTGAAAAGACTGACATCACATCTGGAGGGCAGAGCATCTCTGAGGTGAAAGTCAACATAATTAGACCGACAGAGTAGTATATTTATTATATTTGCTGTCAGCTGTCATAGGAGAGAAAACTGTCCTATGGCTACCGCATTGCCTAAACTTTACCTATGGCTGAAATCACAATCGACAGCACTGTCATCTTCGAGAAGAACTACACCGCACTGGAAGACAAGAGCATCCGCTTCATCATCAATGAGGGTGGAAGCCGCTCGAGCAAGACCTACTCGCTCTGCCAAATGATCGTGGTGTACTGCCTCCAACATCCTGGCAAGGTGGTCAGCATCGTGAGAAAGACCTTCCCAGCTCTGAGGGCAACGGTCATGCGTGACTTCTTTGAAATCATGAAGACCATGGAGATATACGATGTGCAGAGCCACAACAAGTCTGAGCACATCTACACCTTCGGCAACGGGTCCATCGTGGAGTTCTTCAGTGTGGATGACGAGCAGAAGATTCGAGGACGCAAGCGTGACCTTGGTTGGTGCAATGAAGCCAATGAGCTGTGGTTCGAAGACTTCCAACAGCTGAACATGAGGACCGAGCACAAGCTCATCTTTGACTACAACCCGAGCGAGTCATCATCCTGGCTCTATGAGCTGCCGATGGAGGAGAGCATCATCATCAAGTCAACGTACAAGGACAACCCATTTCTGCCTGACAGCATCAAGCGACAGATTGAGGATCTCAAGCGCACCGATGAGTCGCTGTATCAAATCTATGCGCTTGGCGAGAAGGCCATCAGCAAGAGCAACATCTACTCCAACTGGACATTCGTCAAGCATCGCCCGGCAAGGTTCGTGAACTTCGTGTATGGGCTCGACTTCGGATACAATCACCCCACAGCCCTGGTGCGAGTCTACTGGTGCGACAATGACATCTACATCGAGCCTGTCATCTATGAGAGCTACCTCACCACGACCAACCTCATCGACAAGATGGGCAACTTGGACATCGAGAAGAACGTGACCATCGTGGCTGACTACGCACGACCCGAAATCATTGCCGAGATGAATAATGCTGGCTATGACGTGCAGAACGCCAACAAGGTGGTCAAGAAGGGCATCGACAACATCAAGACCTTCGGGGTGTTCTGTGAGGATGACCCACGCATCAAGAAAGAATATGAGAACTACAAGTGGAAAAAGATTGGTGACTTCATCGATGACACACCAGTGAAGCTCTTCGATGATGCCATGGATGCCATCCGCTACGCTGCCACGCACATACGCCAGGAGTACTATACCGATGACAGCTATTTCGCCTTCTAAACATTTGGCTGATAATTTGCAATATAAAGAAAAAACATGGGAACAAATTTAATGGGCGAACTTGTCGCCGACATGGGCACATACATTGCCAACAACACAACAGAAGTCACCAAGACCATTGATGCAATCGTGGTGCTTCAGGACACTGTCTTCACATCCATCAAGGTAGCTGGCACAGACGTCAAGTCGACATACATCGCAGCGACAGGCACTGCCGTCAAAGCTGGTGCAATCATCACCCCGATCAACAATCTTCAATTCAGTGGTGTGCAGTTGGCGAGTGGTTCTGTTGCGTTAGTTCTTGGGTAATGTACGGCTACGGATATTCACTGTACAACCGCTTGCCATTCATGGTAGGTGAGAGCTTCGATGCTGACTACCAAGCAATTTTGGACAGAGCCACGACTCTCGGCTACACCTTGCCAAGCGCATCGGTGCAAGCCAAGCAGAACACATTGCTAACTTCCATGAAAGCTGATGGTGTATGGGCGAAGCTGGATGTGTTCTATGTGTTCGCTCAAGATGGTAGTGCAGAATTCGCTACACTCAACTGGAAGAATCCTGCTGCTAATCAAGCAAACATACTTGTGAACGCTCCTACGTTTACAAGCAATCAAGGCTTCACAGGCAACGGCACAAGCAGTTACATTGATACGAACTTCAACCCTGCAACTCAAGGAGTTCAGTACACGCAGAACAACGCTTCACGTTACTTCTTTACTCACGCAATTGGCACAGGTAGATTTGACGGAAATACAAGCGGAATTAACTCGATAACATTAGGTGTAATAGGGTCGCAGCGTATCAATTCAGGTGCAAATAATGCTGTGCCTTCCATTGACATAAATTCAACGGCAAACACCAAATCAATCCATAGAACATCCTCAACGGCAATAACTGCCTACAATAGTACAACCGCACAAGTAGCAGTTCAAACATCAGCGAGCGTTGCTTCAGCAAATCAATGGATTTTACGTTCATCAGGTAACTATGGCACACACACTTGTGCAGCGTATGCAATGGGTGCTTCAATGATTTCAGAGCACTCGGCATTTATTGCAGATTGGAATACTTATAAAAATAGCTTATGATAGTTCTACACCCAAACGAAGAACAATATAAAGCCTTGAATGGCTACACTAATGGTGTGCATAAACTGATTTTTGCGATTGATGGAAGCGGAAAATATATCGTAGGTCTCGAGGTATTGAATGACCCGAACTTCAGCGAGATTCGTGAGCAGTTGCTTGAGCTCGAAAAAATCACATACACACCGACAGAGTAATGGCTCAGACACTCATCGCATCACCTGAATCATTCACGGCAGCGTACAACCCTGTCAAGTTCATTGTTGACTCAACGAACAAGTCAAAGGATGGCTTCCGCTACATCTTCGACATCTATGAAGCTGGGACATCAAACAAGATAGCGCAGTACAAACCGCTTCCAACCTTCGGCACTGGCTATGGTGAACAGGACCTCTCAAAGCTGCTGCAAAACAAAGTAAGCTGGGACCTCGACACGAGCAACACAGATAGCTATGCCGCACCGAATTCATACTACCTGTATGACGTGAATATTGGCGAGGAGTACACCTTCTATGATTTGTACACATCGAGCTTGACCAATGCGAGCGGAAATGTGAGGATAAACATGACCAACTCATTCGCACCAGGTGACCAGCTTATCATCACGCAAGATGATGGTGGAGTTGCCAACCCACAGCTCGAAGGACTGCACACGGTTATCAGTGTGACATCCACATCATTCGTGGTCAACGTAAACTGGTCCACGATCACCAACGCTGCCATCGATGGCTCGGTGAGCTACGCTGACAAGCGCAAAAGCGAAACACTTGGAATCATCGAGATTGATTCATACAAGGTATTCAATGGAGCTTTCAGATGGGAGGAATGGACATCTTATGATGGCACCGACTTCTTGCCTGTGGATGCAACTAAAAGATGGTTGACAAACCAACCTACGTCATTTCAGTGCACACTCGGGCAAGACCTATGGCTCAACCTATGGAAGCCAAATTTCTCTGGCCGCATCTATTTTCAGAATAGCAACGGAGATTCATTCTACAAGATAGCAGCCGTATCGCCTCAGATTATGCAAGCGGGTGTAGGTCCAAACAACTACGGCTCATTGACAGGTACAGGTGACCTTATCGACAACACCGTTGAATGGTACGACGTATGGTTCAACAATGATTCGACAGGTACATCTCAAGACTCGCTCAAGTACCGAATCCATCTCGACAGGCGTGCATCAATCAGCGAGCATGAACTGCTGTTCCTGGACCGCCTTGGCTCGTGGTCATCATTCTCATTTCAGCTGCGTGCTTACCAGCGAGGAGACGTTACTCGTGATATGTACAACAGAGATGTGGTCGGCTACGTCAACGCATCAGACGAGTGGACATACACAACAGAGGACTTCGGCTTCAACACATTCAACATAAACGTCATCAAGCGCATGGAGCTCAACACAAACTGGATGACCCAAGAGATGGCGACATACTTCGAGGAGCTCATCACATCGCCTCAGGTGTTCATCAAGTCGGTAAGCTACACTTGTGGTGATGACTTGGTGCCATCGAGCAGCACATACCAGCCTGTCATCGTGGAGACCAACGCATACGAGATGCTCAACCAACGCAATAAGAACTTGATGCGCCAATCAATCACCGTGCGCTTCGCAAACCAGGATAATATAAATGGTTAGAATACAACTCGAGAATGGATTCCTCGATGTGAAGGAGGGGACAGTCTTCCCATTGAACTTCGCAGTCGGGGACATTCGTGACCTCACCAAGCGCAGCGGAGCCTTCTCCAAGACCATCACATTGGTTGGCAGCAAGAACAACAACGAGCTGCTCAATCACTACTATGATGTCAACATCTCAGCTGGCACATTTGACATCAACGCACTGACTAAGTGCAGCGTCATTCAGAACGGGGTGCCAATCATGGAGTCTGCACTACTTCAGCTGCTCTCAGTCAACAAGAATCAGCAGACCGATGCATATGAGCAAGCTGTCGAGTACGAGGTGCTCATCAAGGATACCAGGGTCGAGTTCTTCACTGCGATCACAAACAGGGAGCTGACTGACCTGGACTTCAGTGACCTCAACCATATCTTCACAGCTGCTGACATCATCGATACATTTGACAACACTGTTGCTGATGGCTTCAAGTATGTGTTGCCATATGACACCGACAACATCTACAACGTGCGTCAGATGAAGCCAGCCATCTATGCCAAGACTTACTTCGACCGCATCTTCGCCACTGCTGGCTTCCAATACGAGTGGAGTGAATTGGCTGCTGCTCGCTTCGACAAGCTGCTCATCCCTTACAATGGGGACAGCAACACATTCGACAATCAAGATTATTTGGTAGAGGAGGAGAAAAGCACTCCATTCACCGCATCAGTTGATTCAATGATTGCCAACAACTACCGAGAGGATGCTACTGGATGGACTGAAATCACTGATGTGCAAGGGTCATTCAATCCGACCACTGGCGAGTTCACTGTCCCCATCACAACCAATGCGGCTGCTGGTCAGGCTTACATCATGGAATATCAAATAAACTATGAGTTCCAAATCGACAACACCAATACAACGGTTGTGCTCAACTCATTGGCACCATTCAAGGCAACTCCAGTCATAGGATTCAGCATCCTTGGATATAATGGTCAGTACTCGAATCTATCGGCAGAGCAAGTCATCAATCAAGGCAGCGTCATTCCGGTCGGAGTCACTGCACTGACCAGCGGAATTGTCACAGGTAGTGTTGCTCTCTTCAGTGATGGAACTCTGCCACCATTCTTGACTGCTTCTCAAGTAGCCAATATTGTGGTTGGTTGGCAGAACGGCTTCTGCGATTTCACTGGTGCGCTGCCAGTAAACGTGGAGCTGATAGTAAACTCGGTGCGTATCAAGATACTTCCAACTGCAAACGTGCAAGTGATTGGTGGCATCTTGGGGATGAATCAATATGTGCCGCTGAAAATTAAGCAGAGCGACTTTGTGAAGTCAATCTTTCAGATGTACAACCTATTCGCTGACAGCGATGTTGCCCAACCAAACAAGCTCATCCTTCGCCATCGTGACGAATATTATGACAGCGGAGCGGAGAAGGATTGGTCGACCAAGCTGATGAAGGATAGGGAGCAGAATCTCATATTCCTCCCCGACCTCACAGCCAAGAAGCTCAAGCTCACATACAAGCCCGACAAGGATTCACCTAATGAGGTGTACACTCAAATGACTGACGAGATTTATGGGCAGCTTGAGTACACCTTTGACAACGAATATGTCAAGGACACCGAAAGCAAGGAGCTCATCTTCTCACCGACTCCAGTGGTTGCCACTTCATTCGATGCCTATGTGCCAGCCTTGAATGGTGAAGCACCCAAGACCAACATCCGCATCTTGTATGATGGTGGTGAGCAGTCATGCGGCTCATGGGACTTGATTGAGTACGGCATCACTGGTGAACTCGGTGTCACTGTTTATCCGATGATTGGTCACTTCGACAATGCGCTCACACCGACATTCGACATCAACTTCGCAACGTGCGACTATTACTACTACACGCCAACCACGCTGACTGCCAACACGCTGTACAATCTGTACTGGCGTAGGACAGTGAATCAGATAAATGTGGGCAAGATGTTGGTGGCTTACTTCCACTTGAATGAGGCTGACATTCAGACCCTCAAGCTCAATGACAAGATACGCATCGACAACTCATGGTGGAACATCAACAAGGTCATCGACTATGATGCCAACTCAGATGTGCCGACCAAGGTGGAGCTCATCAGCATCGACAGCGAGATTGACCTCGCTCCATTCGTAACGAATCCAGGCACACCGACCTCACCGCCAATCACTGCCGTATCGAATGACAGCATCCTTGCTACCAAATCAACGGAAGCCAATATCAACCTCTCTGGTCACGACGTCGTTGTTCTTGGCAAGGGCAACAACATCGGTGATGGTCTCAAGGGCTTGGTCATCGGCAACAACAAAACGCTCCAGGAGGATGGAATCATAACGCCACAAATCAACGGAGCCGCAGCTGTACAGAAGACATATGTGGCTTTGCTAACGCAGAGCGGCACTGCTGCACCAAGCGCAGTGGTATTGGCTGACAACATCGGACTAATCACCTGGAGTCGCAGAGGTGCTGGTGAATATATCGGCACACCTGACACACCATTCAACCCTCTAAACACTTTCGTGATTATTGGCAATGTAGAACACGATCACCTTACTTCGGCATACGTCAACAGTGGAGGTGATATTGTGGTCACAACGTGCAGAACGCAGAACCATCAGCACAGCGATGGCATATTATTAAACTCACCAATCGAAGTCAGAATCTATGGCTAATGAAATAGAAATACCTCTCAAGGTCTCGGGTGTTCAGTCACTCAAGGCAGAGCTCCGTTCACTCAAGGCAGCCATTGCCGAAGCATCTGACCCAGAACAAATGGCCGCCCTCGCCCAGAAAGCGGGTGAGGTAGCGGATAGAATAAAGGATGCCAATGATGCTGTGAATGTCTTCGCATCTGGTTCGAAATTCGAGCAGATTTCCAACTCATTTGGAGGCATCAAGGACTCATTGATGTCACTCGACTTCGAGGAGGCATCTGATAAAGCGAAGGTCTTCAGCAAAGCACTTGGTGGTCTCAATGCTCAGGACATCAGCAAATCAATGAAGGGCCTCACGAGCACTGTCACCACTATGGGTGGCGCATTCGTTAAGCTCGGAGCGCAGATTCTCACCAATCCGATATTCTTATTGGTTGCTGTGGTCACTGCGATTGTAGCTGGAATAGTCATCTTCTTGAACAAGATTGGTATCCTCCAGAAAGCCATCGACTTCTTGATGATGCCCATCAACTTGCTCATCGATGCATTCAAGGAGCTGACCGATTGGCTCGGCCTCACAAGCTATGCCGCAGAGGAGAACGCTCGCAAGATGGAGAAAGCCAACGAGAAGGCATTCAAGTCATCTGAGAAGAAAACTGCTGCCATCTCTGACCAGTACGACATCGAGATTGCCAAGGCGAAGGCAGCTGGTAAGGATACCACAAAGCTCGAGCTCGACAAATCCAAAGCAATCACTGACGCTGCCAAGAAAAGGTTGACAGATGCTCGCAGTGAATATGCCAATCTCAAGGGTCTAACTGACAAGGACAGCATCGAGCGACGTAAGGCACTACGCAAGCGAATCGAGGAGGAGAACAAGCTCATCAAGGATGGCTCAAAAGAACGTCAGCTCATTCAAATTGCTGATGATGCAGAGCAGAAAGCCAAGGAAGACAAGGCAGCTGAGGAAGCAAAAGCCAAAAGAGAAGAGGCAGCCAAGAAATATAAGGAAGGGAAGGCAGCGATTCAAGCAGAAATCAACGCAGCTAACAAATTGGTCCTTGACTCCAACAAGACTCAAGAGCAAAAAGAGATTGATGACGTCAAAGCCAAGTATGCCAAGCTGATTGCAGAGGCGAAAAAATACAAGCAAGATGTCAGTGCTCTGACCGCTGCTCAAGATTTAGAAATCAACAACATCCGCAAAGAAGGTGCTAATGAGTTCGTAAAACTTGAAACGAAAAAGGCAAGCGAAGTATCACAACTATTGGTTGATAGTCGCACCAAAGAGCTTCAGATTCAAGGTGAGGGCAACATGAAAGCCTTCGAGGACCAGAAAACAGCAGATGACAAAGTCATCGCAGCAGCAGCAGCTGTGGAAGAGCAGAAGCGAGCGATTCAAATGCAAGGTCTTGAGGTCGCATCTCAAGGGGTCAAATTGATTGCAGGCCTATTCGAGAAGTCAAAAGGTGTGCAGAAGGCAGCAGTCATCGCTGAGTCAGCCATCGGTATCGCCAAAATGATAATTGCCAACAAGACAGCAAACGTCGGAGCATTGGCAACACCTCAAGCAATCGCCACATCAGGTGCGGCAGCGGCTCCAGTCATTGCTCTCAACAACATCTCAACAGCCATCGGAATCGCTGGGAACATCGCAGCCACAGCCAAGGCATTGCAGTCATTAGGAGGAGGCACACCACCAACACCTCCATCAGTTGGAGGCGGAGGCGGCTCAGCTGGAGGAGGGAATTCAGCCGTTCCATCATTCGTACCTGGTAACCTATTTGGTCAAGGCAACGCAGCCAACAACGTCGGTTCTCCGAATGGCATGAATGGAGGGCAGAATATCACCGTCACCGCTGTGGTCAGTGAGACCGAGATGACAGCCACACAAAGTAAGGTCAACAAAATCATGAAAAATTCAGTACTATGATAAGCTATCAAGCATTAGTCAACGAAATCATCGCATTCTACAACGCACATCTTCAGGTAAAGAAGGTTGGCTCTGACTTCAAAGAGCAGCTCTTCAACTTCGCCACCAAAGATGAGAAGTATCCGATTGTGTACATCGTGCCTGTGGATGCCATCCCAACCGAGAACACCAATGACTTCACGCTTGAGATATATTGCTTTGATATCATCCAAAAAGACCGTGCAAACATCAACACCATCTTGAGTGACTGCCATCAGATTCTCATGGACCTGTATCTCAATTACACATTCAATGACAATGATCGTGATTTTGATGTGGTAGGCTTCCCAGCTTTGGTGCCGCTCAACAATGACCTCCTCGACTATGCTGCTGGATGGTTGATGACCATCACATTCACTATGGATTCATGGACCGATTGCCAGATTCCTAAACAAATCGGTGACTGATTGCAATATAAGTAATGGGAAGGTACAAAAACACTGGCGAATATAACTTCAAATATCCTATCAGAAGGAGGATGGCCAACACACTCAAGAAAGTCATCAAGGATGAAGCACTCATCGACACATACACGCTGTATGATTCGGTTCGCATCAATGCAAAGGTGAGCACTGAGGGCAACATTCGTGTCGAAATACTTGCCGCTTACTATTTTGGGTACCTAAACAACGGCACCGCAACCATTGCACCCTTTCACCTGGTGAAGAAATTCAACCAAGCAATGGAGATGAATGGCTTGATTGCTGAAATGTATGGAATGTATGTCGCTGATTTGGCGCAGAAGTTCCCGATTCTCGAGCTCGGCAATTTGTTGCGCAAAAGACCCAAGGTGATATATGACTTTGTGCCGCTATTCGGTGAATTCAACTACTCACTCGACTACTAAATCTCGAGCTCTTTTCTCATCGCCAAGAAATTAAACACAAGCACCAGCTTCATGTTAATCACTTGGTCATATTTGGTGATGTCACCGTTGCACATGGACCAGATGAGCTGCTCCCATCCCCACTTCTGAGATGATTTCTCACGCTCCGCTTCTTTCTTTTCATCCGGGTCAGTGATGTCATTGAGGTCTTCAGCGACTTGCTCGGTCATCAGGTTCTTGTGGCTCGTGATGAATGTATCTCTGAACTTGATATATTCAGTCAGCACCCCATAAACTTTGGTAATTGGTTGGTCCAGGAAATAGTGCACCCGACTCGAGGTCTTGAACTTGGTTAATTCCCACTTTGCAACCACATTGTCCTCCACAAGTTCTGGTATTCTATACAGCAGTGCGCAGATGTTTGGCAGATACTGAAGGTAATCAGTGGTGAAATAGTACTCCAGGTCGATGAACTCACCGAGAGTGAGGTCAGTCATTGGCTTGAGATAGAACTTGCCTATCCTATCGGTATACAATTTGCTCGGCTCGGTGTAGAGCCACTGAAGGTCTTTGAATATTTCAGCTACCTCTGCAATGTCGAGGTCATCGAAGTCTTCAGGTAGTGAATCTGTGAGTGCGCAGAGGATATCGATGTTGTGGTTGAATACACCATCCTCACCTTTCAGCTGTCGAAGCTCAATGAACTGCTCAAGACTGACTTGACTCCACCTGTTCGGCAGTGTTGGTCTGGGCATACTCAGCGATTTTCTCAGTCACAAATACAATGTAAGGCACACACAACTCAGCCTTCTGAGTGCGGAATAACTTGGCCTTGTGCTTGAGATGGGCATCGGTGAAGTGCTCAGTGTTGGATAGGTCAGTGCGCTTGAACATGATCGCCAAGATATCGCTGATATAGTTGTTTGGCTTGGTGTTCACAATCTTCTCGATGAGCTTGGTTTCCTTCACTGAGAGCTTGAGCTGCGCCTCATAGGTGTAGCCATCCACCTCGATGCTTGTGACTGTTTCACTTGGAGTGAATGAATTGAGGTTGAATTCCTTGATGAGCTCAACAAATTTGCTGAATGGGTAGTCATCCCATAGCTCCTCTTTTATTCCAAGATATTTGAACATTTCAACATATCTCTCGATGTTGTCGAAGTCTTGGTTGTTAAGGATTTGGCTGATTTTTTCGAACTGCTCAATGGTCAGCTCGCTCATTTTGTTAGGGGTTTCCTGGTCGAATACTTGTATCATAATATCAATTTATGAACAAAGATACAATTTTTGCAATATAAGCATGACCAAAGATATTCCTATTTACAAAATCACAATAGAAGATGAGTTTGCCGATGGCGAGAACTTAGGTATCGAGATGATTGCGTTCACCAAGACACCAGCAATCAAGGTCAAGGGGATGGCTTTCAGCGCAGAGAAAAAAATGATTTTCGCTGACGATCTAAAGTATCGCATCACGGCACCGGCAATGATACCTATGGACATCTACCGCAACAGCAAAGAAGATGGCGAGTATTATGTGCAGTTCACCGCTGAGGTCATCGACAAGATTCACTCGAAATTCATGGCCGACCTCCGCAATCGTGACATCTTCAACCTGGAGCATGACACTGATAAGAAGGTGCCAGCCTACATCCTTGATATATGGACTGTGGACAACCCAACCAAGGACAAAGCATTCAGCACATTTGGTATGGAGGTCCCACAAGGCACACTCATGATGACTGTCCAAGTAACAGACAAAGACTACTACAACAAATTGGTTGAAGATGGTCAAATCGGATTGTCCATCGAGGGCTTTCTTGGTCTTAAATTATCGGAACAATTAAACCCAAATAACATGAACAAGTTACCAGATGGAGAATATCTTGTTGAGGACAAAATCTATGTCGTGAAAGGCGGCGAGGTTATTGAAGTCAAAGAGATGAAAAAAGAAGAACCAACCGCTGAAGTGGTTGAGGAGGAGATGGCAGCTGAGCCAGTAGCGTTGGAAGACACCACAGTCGAGGAGACAGTGACTGAAGATTCAACCATCACTGATGAAGAGATGGCTATCGACCCGACAGCAGATTCAGAAGCAATCCTTGCAATCGTCTTGCCAGTGATTGAGGAGCGTGAGAAGGCATTGATTGCCATGCTTGCAGACCTTCGCAATCAAATGGAAGAGATGTATGGCGAAAAAGAAGTTGAAGTTGAAGCAACCGACAACAAAACAAAGATGTCAGTGCAAGAAAAGTTCACCGCAGTAAGTAAATTTTTAAACCTAAATAATCAATAAAAACCAACCAAAATGAGCAGAAAATTAAGATTCGACTTGGACATTGACGCATCAGCGTTATTGCAAGCAAACAGCGAGGCATTCTATTCTCGTGCGTATTTGAACGAGGAAGTTGCTGACAACTACCGTACACTTCCAGGTGTCAAGTATAAGACAAAAATTTCGACAATCACATTCGGTCAGGTCCTCCAGGCAGAGAACTGTGCATGGAGCGCAAGCGATGATGACCTCTCATCTGTTGAAATTGACGTATGTGGATTATCGGCCATGGCCGAGGTCTGCCAATTCAATTTGGAGCAGTCATTCGTATCTCTTCAAATGACAAAAGGTTCAAATGGTGACTTCACTGTTGCATCTTTCATGGATTTCTACTGGAATGAAATGGCAAAAACAATCGCTGAGAACATCGAAAAACTTCGTTGGTTAGGTGATACTGATTCACAAGTTGCTGCACTTGCATTGTGTGATGGTTATGTGAAGTCATTACTTGCTGATTCAGCTGTGATTGACATCGCTTCACCAGTTGCGATCACTCCATCAAATGTCCTTGCTAAATTGGCTTTAGTTTACGCTGCTATTCCTGCTGCTGTAATCGCTAACCAAGAAGACTTGAGAATCTATGTATCGACTCCAGTTGCTACGGCTTACCGTGCTGCTGTTGCTGCTGCCAACACTCAAGCTAACTTGACTCAAGCTCTTGACTTCACCTACTTGGGTATCAAGATGGTATTGTGTCCTGGTATGGGTACGACATCTAAAATTGTCGCTACGTTGAAAGGCAATCTTATATACAGTTTTGATGCTGAAGGAGATGGTAAAGCATTGCGTGCTATCAACTTAGCTGACACAGTTGCTGAGCCGGTCATCCGTACTCGTGCAAACATGAAAGTCGGATTCACTCATGTGAATGGTGGTGAGATTGTATTCTACAACGCAGCTGCCTAAATTATTTAGGGGGGTGAAATTCCCCCCTTTTTTTTAAAATCTGACTAAATTCAAAAAAAATGTGTGAAGCTTTAGAAACAATCGTAAAATCGTGCGACAACAATAGTGGTGGCATCGAAAAGATTTGGATTAATCAGCAAGACAATATCGATACAGCCGTTGTTCCAACAGGAGCATGGGAGATAAATGACATCAATTTAGTAGTTGGTGCACCTGACTACACTCCTTTCGAGATACGTCGCAACACTGGAAGCTATGTTGAAGATGCAGCCATTGACCTTGTGAATGGTTCATCTTATGTCACTGCGACCATCACCTTGATGTTCCACCGACGTGACCAGGACAAATCTCAAGCCATCAAAATCTTGGGTGCTGGTCAACAATACCTCAACGCAATCGTGAAGGATATGAACGGGAAATATTGGTACTTCCCATACCTTCAGTTGAGCGCAGTTGGCGAAGGCTCTGGCCAAAATCGTGCAGATGGTAGTAAGTATTCCGTGACTTTGGTGGCAGAGAATGACTTCCTTGCATACGAAATCGCAGAGGCTGCTGTCCTTGCTGTTATTTAATTTGAAATAACCTACTAAAAGAGCCATCCAACAGGGTGGCTTTTTTTGTTTGTGAACATTTTTTGACCTATTTGCAATATAACTATAATGATATACATCAATAAAGGAGAGGTGAATTCGATTGTGCTGACGCTGACAGAGGTGTCAACACTTACTTCACCTTATTATTTGTTCGTTTTTCAGAACGAAATGAACCCAACATCCGACCCGATTCTCTTCACTGCACCTGATGACTCCGACTATCCAGAAAGATTCAATCTATTCTACCTGGATGAGCCTGTTGATGTCGAGCTAATGAAGGGACAATATACATACAGCGTTTATGAATCAACCATACCGCCAACAGAAATCAGCGACACCACTGGCGTGGTCATTGAGGAGGGCAGAATGGTTGTCAGTGGCGCATCAACATCATCAATTTACGACTAATCATGGGCATATTTGACCGATTCAGAACATCACAGCAAAAAGCACCCGAGATGGTAGAGGGATATCAGTCTTTCTCAACACCATTTCTCAACATTGGTGCTGGCAATTTATCTCTGCCATATGTCAATGGTAGACACCAGACCACTGGCTGGATTCCTTTTGGCGATTCGAATCTTTTTCCAAGCGTATTGAATCAGCTGGTGTACTCATCGCCGCTGCATGGTTCCATAGTAGACTACAAAACCAATGCAGTAGTTGGTGGAGGGATTGAGCTGAAAACAACTACAACCACACCTCAAGAGCTTCTTGAATTGTACACATTTGAGAAGAAATCTAAACTAAAAAAGACAGTCAGAATCACAACCGAGCAACTGATTGTGCACAATCGTGTGTACTTCAAGCTCTACTTCGATGAGAAGATGAAGCTCACTCGCATGGAGAATGTATCTCCAGACAAAGTGAGAAGAGGTAGAGACCCAGAAAGCTATTTTATTTGTGACGACTGGAGTAGCCGCATTGATGTGATGCCAATAAAAAGATATCATCCGACTTGCACTGATCGTTGTCAGTTGTTTGTATACGAGGTTGAGTGCTTGGGACAGGAGTGGTATCCGCTGCCAAAGTACACATCTGCACTAAATTTCGCATATCTCTCTGGCGAACTTTCGTACTTCGCAAAGAGTAACATTCAGAACAGTGTATTCCCTTCATTTGCCATGATGTTCCCTAAGCGACCACAGAGCGAAGAGGAGAAAAACGTCTTGAGAAATACCATCGACAAGATGAAGGGAGCTGCCAACGCTGGAAAAGCTGTCGCATTTTTTGCCAACTCACAAGACCAGCTTCCAAAGATTGAGAGCATTCCAACCAATCAAAATGACAAGATGTTCCAGGAAGCATCCGGATTGAACACAGAGCAGATTTGCTTCGCTCATACCATCGACCCTATCTTGATGGGTGTCCGCACCACTGGCTCGCTTGGTTCTGGTAGCGACATCAAGCAAGCATATGTCATCTTTGAAAAGAATGTCGTGATGCCATTGCGTGAGCAAGTGGTTGACATCTTTAATGACATCCTTCGCATTGCAAAAATCAACGCAGATTTCACAATCAACAACTTCCAAATCATCAATGAGACCATTGTTGAAATCGAAGGCGATGCATCGAAGACATCTGACGCACTCAACTCACTCAGCCCATTGGTTGCTACCAAGGTACTCGAGACAATGACCATCAATGAGGTCAGAGCACTCGCATCACTCCCACCGATTGAAGGTGGTGAGCTTACTCAAGCACAAGCAGCAGCAGCACAATCTCAAACACCTCAAGCCTAATGTTGTACTTTATCACAGAAAACTACCTCAAGACCAACACACCCATCACAGCCAATGTGGATGTGACTGATGTGTTCCCATATGTAGCAACTCAAGCGCAGCTTCGAGTGATGCCGATACTTGGCACCGTATTCTACAACCATTTGCTCGAGGCATACAACGATCAGACTCTCACACCTGAAGAGGAGCAGCTCGTGGCTTTCATTCAGCCCGTAATTGCGTGGAGGTCTGCTGAAGACGCTGTCTTTGGTTTGACATATCAGCTCAAGAACAAGGGACTCCAGACTCAATTCGGAGATAACAGCTCAAGCGTATCTCGAAGCGAGGTTGCATTCGGCATGGAGCACTTCGCTCAGAAGGCTGCATTCTTTGAGATGCGTCTCATCAGATACCTGGTCAAGAATCGTGCTGAATATCCCATCTTCATCAGCCATGAGAATCGTGACACTGACCTTCGCCCACAAATTGAATGCACCCAGTGCATCGGTGATTGCTTTATGGATGGTGTTTGGAACTGTGGATATCCACGCAACAACGGATACAACAACCAAATGCTCGTCATCTGATGAAAAATACCATACTACTTTTGACCGCTTCATTCTTCACCATACTTTCACCGGTGCAGCCACTCGTATTGGTTGCCATTCTTGCCATATTCATTGACACAATATTCGGAGTATGGCGCAGCGTTACCAAAGGAGGGTGGCAAGCATTCAAATCTCGCAGACTATCCGACACAATCGGCAAGTCATTGCTTTACTCTGGTGGCATTGTGTTCACATTCCTCATCGAGAAGTACATCGCTGGTGATATCATCGCTCACTTCATTTCTGTTGAGCTCATCATGACAAAATTTGTGGCTTTCTTTTGCGTGATAGTGGAGGTCAAAAGCATCAACGAATCATATGAGAGCGTGACTGGCAAGAACATTCTGGCTGCGATGCGTAGATTCGTCACACGATCAAAAGCCGAGCTCGACAGCTGGAAGTGACTCCACTCGACTGCTCACGATGTGAACACCGAGAATCCCCCGATGATACTGTTGTCGGGGTCTATTAAACAATAAAAGATGGTAAAAAGCTACACCGATAAGCAACTACTCGAGCGAATCAAATCACTTCACAACTATATTGGTATTCCAACCGAGCACTGGATTCTCGGAGTGCGCTCGAATGAAGATACAGCCAACAGCTTCGATGATAAATTCTACCTATTCAAAGGCGAAGAGTTCATCTGGGTGACATCTGGCACGACCAATCCAGGAACACCAACTCTCAAGCAGTTTGAAAAGGTCAACAAGAAGGGCGCAGCTGTGCTCAAATCGGAGCAATGGTACTATGATGTATGGAAGTTTGGCAAGCACAATGGCAAGGTCGATGCACTTCTCCAGCTCGGAGCTGCTGTCCAGGTGTATCGTGACACCGACAAAGATGACAACAGCGAGCAGCAAGGCAATCTCGACACCGGATACTTCGGCATCAACTTTCACCCAAACACATACGACTTGAGCAAGCCATCAGGCACATCCATCGGATGGTGGTCAGCTGGTTGCCAGGTGGTCAACAACGTCACCAAATACAAAGAGTTCATCAAGCTCTGCAAGCCACAGAAATTCACCTCTTATTGTCTCATCGATGAATTTTAAAGTCACCATTTTGTCGCTAATTGTGACAATATTTGCGACATCTTGTGGTCTCAACTACCACTTGAACAAAGCTATCAAGAAAGGATATCGCTGTGATAGCGTAGCGGACACCATCCGCATCACATCTGTGGACTCTTTTCCTGTGATTGTAGACAATAAAATTGTATACGAGTACTATCACACCACCAAGGATACAATCGTTCGCTACAAGACGTCTTTTGTGCCCTTGACGAGATACCAGGAGCGCATTCGATACAAGCTCAAGCGTGACACCATTCACCAGGTGCAGAAGATTGAGGTGGCAAAGTACAAATCACAGAAAGAAAAGCCCGCATTTTGGGTGCTGATTCTTGGCTTTGTGGTTGGTATGGGTACCATGTACCTCTTCAGATACTCTAAAAAAGAAATATGATTGTAAAAAAGCACGCCAAGAACATCCATGAGATTCAGCTCGATGGCAACCTGGTACAGATAGCGATGTTGTCAGACCTCCACTGGGACAATCCCAAAAGCGATTGGAAGCTCCTCAAGCGTGACCTCGACTATTGTCTTGAGCGCAACATCCCCGTCATGATTAATGGCGATATGCTATGCCTCATGCAGGGTCGCGGAGATCGCAGAGGGAACAAGTCAGACATCCGACCTGAGCACAACAATGCAAAGTACTTGGATAGTGTGGTTGAGACGGCTGTTGAATGGTTTCTGCCGTATGCTCACATCCTGACGGTAATCGGTTACGGAAACCACGAGACCGCAATCATCAAGCACCAGGAGACCGACCTCCTTCAGCGATTCGTGGACCTTCTCAACTACAAAGCTGGCAGCAATGTCTTCACTGGTGGATATGGTGGTTGGCTTATTGTGCGTCAGACGTTTTCTGGCAACGTGCAGATGACTACCAAAATCAAATATTTCCATGGCTCGGGCGGCGGCGGGGTGGTTACACGTGGTGCCATCAACTTAACAAGAGCTCTTGAGATGTATGAGGACTTCGATGTCTTCACCATGGGTCACATCCACGAGAATGCTGCCCGAAATGATGTGCGTGATACCATCACATCGCACTCAAAGACAGGATACCGCCATCAGCACAAGGACATCCATCTCATGCTCACTGGCACATATAAAGAAGAGTACGGTGATGGCTCAAAAGGGTGGCACGTTGAGCGAGGTGCTCCAGTGAAGCCAACAGGAGGGCGCATCCTTACCATTGAGTGCAGAAGATATGAGCAAGACAATGCAAGAAAAACCG